CACTAACCAACGGCAAGCCGAGTTCCTACAAGCTAACTTTCTACGGAGAAGGAGTAACGCTTAAAGATACCTTTGGTGAGGACTTGCTTTCGGATTTAGACTATATTGATTACGCTCACGAGTTTACGTCTGCGGAGGTTTTAGCGCGCATTGAGGATGCCAATAACACCTACGATGTAAAGTATCCGCTAATCACGTCTAATCGCATTTGGCAGTATCAATCTATTCCACCAAACGCACCGCTTCCAAATTGGTTAGTAAATACACTAACGCAAAACGATATTCATTCCAACGCAGGAGCAATTACAAAAACTGAATTATTTCCTGCATTTAGAGTAGCTCGCATTTTTGATTTGATTGAAGCAAAGTACGGCATAACATTTTCGGGAGCTTTCTTGCAAGATGAGCGTTTTACTGATTTGTTTTTATGGTACAAGGGCAAGGAGGTTTTAGTTCAGTATTCCCTTTCATACGAGCTAACATCTACTTCCGTAACTCCTACGTTTGTTACTTACGACCTTACGAACACCTATACTTCAGCGACCAACACAATACAAGTACAGGAAATTGCAGGCGTATTTTTGCACAATTTAAAATACAACGTAACATCCGCAAGCACCGCTGCAAATTACTACATTGACATTTACCAAAACGGAAACTTGTATAATACAATTCAAGGTTCGGGAACAGGAACGTATGTGATAGATACAATTACACAAGCGGTAGGTTTAAATACCGCCTATACTATAAAAATACGAACCGCAGGAGCAAATACGATTGTATCAAATTGGGTTTATGAAGTAAGCTATGTGAACACAACAGTAGGAGCGGTTATAATAGATTACCTTACGATAGGCTATGCATCATTAGCAATGGTTTCAACTATTGACCTTGCAGCAAATGCACCTGTAATGAAGATAGCTGATTTCTTTTCAGGGATTCTCAAGGTGTTTAATATGACTACCTACTCAATCACGGACGGAGAGTATTGGGTTGAGCCATTAGATGACTGGTATAGCAAAGGCGCAGTTGTAGACGTTAGCAAGCACGTTGATATTTCTACGATTGAACACGCAAGAATGCCGCTTTATAAAAAGATTTCTTTCAAGTACCAAGATTCGGAATGTTTTCTCAATAAGAACTTTTCGCAGACCTTCAGCAGAAGCTACGGAGATACGACATATCAGTACAACTACGATGGAGGTGAGTTTGTAGTTGAGCTTCCGTTTGAAAATCTATTGCAGCAGAAATTTACAGGCACTGACTTACAGGTAGGATATTCGCTTAACGGAGAGTTTGCACCATACATACCAAAGCCAGTTCTTCTCTATCAATACACGAACAAAACGTGCAATTTTAAATACCATAACGATGGTGGCGGTCACTCAACAGTTACAAGTTACACTCCATTTGGGCAGGACTTAATTTACAACGCCACGGACTACACTTTAAACTTTGCACCTGAAACAAGTACGCTACTTAACTACCCTATCCAAAACACACTCTTTGCTAATTACTATTTTAGCTACCTGTACAACCTTTACAATTTAAAGCAGCGTTTGATTAGCGTCAAAGCCAAACTACCTGTGAGCTTACTGACAGGATTGCAGTTAAACGATAGGCTTGTAATTAGAGACAGGCGGTACATCATCAACGAGATGAAAACGAACCTAACTACCGGAGACGCAGAGTTACAACTCATCTTGGATTTTAGACCGATTGTAAACTCTACAAACCCAAACCCGAAAGTACCTACTGAAGGTGGAAGCGTTAAGTACCTAATCAACCTACCAAACAACGCAGTACAAGCATCTTTTTCGTGTTCGGATACTGACGTAACTTTCTCGCCAAATCCGATGACTGCAAGCGGTTCATTGACGATAGGCTTACCGAGTGGCGCAGCAGGTACGGTTTATACAATCGTAGTTACATATACGTATTTAGACGGAAGTACAACAACTGAAACATTTTATATAATCCAATGATAAAGCAAATAATCGCAATGCTACAACTTGACAACTTCTACGGAGAATCCGAGTTGATTGACATAGCTAAAGGAAAACACGAACTGACAAGCTCTACAAAAAAGATTTGGAAACAACAATTAAGAAAAACACTATACAATGGCAGAGACAAGAAAAATTAAGATTGACGTAGAGTCTAACGCAGACGAAGCAGCAAAAGACTTTAAGAAAGTTGCTGATAATATTGATGACTCAACCGATAGCGTTAAGAGGTTAAACAAGGAGGTCAAAAAGACGGACGATGCTGCTGATGGTGCATCTAAAGGCTTTAAGAAAATCAGTTCTGCTGCCAAAGGTTTAGGTATGGCACTCAAGGGTGCAGGTATCGGTTTAATCATTGGCGCATTAGCAGGTCTTAAATCTGCATTTGAAAGCAACTCGGAAACTGCAAGAGGCTTTTCAGTTGTTGTGGAAACACTATCCATCCTATTCAATCAAACTATAGGTGCTTTGGTCAACGCTGCGAAGGCTGCCTATGAATCAACTGGTGGCTTCAATGCGTTAGGTAAAGTGATGGGTGGATTATTAAACATCGCACTAACTCCGTTAAAAGGCGGATTCTTTGCCATTAAATTAGCCATAGAAAACTTGCAGCTTGCTTGGGAAAAATCTTTCTTTGGAGATAAAGACCCGAAGACAATTAAGGAACTTCGCAAGAACATTAAGGCAACTGAAAACGATTTAGTAGAGGTAGGTAAAAGTGCCTTGAAATCAGGTAAAGATATTGTAGAAAACTTATACGAGGCAGGTACGGAGATAGTAGATTTTAGCGGTAAGGCAATTAAAAACATTAGCAAGATATCTATTTCAGGAGCTATAGAACAAGCAGGCGCATTAGTTGACGCTCGTAACAACGCTGCAATTGCCGCTGCTGAACAAGGCAGACTAGTTGAGATTTACGATAGACAAGCAGAGACTCTACGTCAAATTCGTGACGAAGAACGTAACTCTATACCTGAAAGGATTGCTGCGAACAACAAACTAAAAGATGTATTAGACCAACAAGAGAAAGCAATGTTGCGTCAAGCAGATTTGCAAATTGAATCGGCACGATTAGAATACAACAAAAATAAAACTGTTGAGAATCAGGTAGCACTTACTGAAGCACTCGCAAATCGTGAAGGTGTTTTATCGCAGATTCAAGGACTACGTTCCGAGCAGTTAGCAAATGACCTTGCATTGCAACGAGAGGCAGACGAACTTGTTAAAGCACGAACTGAAAGTGAAGTAACTTTAAGCATAGAACGTCAAAAAGCAGAGGCAGAGTTCATCAAAGAAGAAGACAGGAAAATTCAAAAGCTCATTGATATCTCAAAGCAGGAACGTGAGTTGCAACTGGCAAGATTACAAGAGCAAATTGACATCCATAAAGAAGGAACTCAAGCAAGATTAGATGCAGAGATTGCTTACAACGAACAAAAGCAAGCGTTAGACATTCAGCAAGCACAACTTGAGGAGCAATTGCGAAAAGAGCAAGAACGCAAAGACGATGAAATGCTCAAAAAAGACCTTGAAGATATCAAGACGGTAAATGAGCAGAAGGTTGCATTGGCACAAGATTCGTTAGCTTTAATTTCAAGCATTACTGAATTGTTCGGTCAGCGTAATGAGCGTCAAGCAAAGGCTGCTTTCAACATAGATAAGGCTGCAAAGATTGCTTCATCTACTATCGCAACAATTGAAGGTACAATCGAGGCTTGGAAGACTGCACAAAAATCACCTATTACTGCGGTGATGCCTGCTTATCCTGCTATTCAGGCGAGTTTAACTGCTGCTTTCGGTGCGGCAGGTATTGCTAAAATTGCTGCTGCTAAATTTGGTGGTAGTGGTGGTGGTGAATCTTCATTAAATTCTCCATCAGGTAGCGGTGGTGGTGTGATGTCTCCGTCATTCAATGTCGTAGGCAATTCAGGAATGAATCAGCTCGCACAAATCCAACAACAACCAATCCAAGCGTATGTTGTAAGCGGTGAGGTAACTTCTGCGCAGGCACTTGACCGCAATAGAATTAAAAACGCAACATTGTAACCTAAAAACGTTATTTTATTATGAATGTATTAGAGCTAATCATTGACGAAAAAGACTTCCAAAGCGGTATCAATGCGGTATCCGTGGTAGAAGCTCCTGCCATAGAGGAAAACTTTGTAGCGTTAGCAAAACACGAAGTAGAACTCAAAGAAATTGACACCGAGAAACGCATTCTAATGGGTGCTGCGCTTATCCCGAACAAGAAGATTTACCGCAGAAACAAAGAAGAAGAGTTCTATATCTACTTTTCCGAAGACACCGTGCGCAAAGCTATGGAGTTATTCTTTAAGAAAGGCAACCAAAACAACGCAACCTACGAACACAAAGACGCTATCAAAGGAATGAGTGTAGTAGAATCGTGGTTAATTGAAGACGAAAAGATGGACAAGAGCCAGTTATACGGATTCAACCTACCGAAAGGAACTTGGATGATTTCTATGAAGGTAGACAACGATGAGGTATGGCAAGACGTAAAAGAAGGTAAGATAAAAGGATTCTCAATTGAGGGATACTTCGCTGACAAGATGCCTGATTCACCTCGTGAGGAGCAAGAGAAACACGCAATCATTGAACAACTTAAAAACCTACTCAAACTCGAATCATACTCGGACTATCCTGAAGCTGCAAAGGAGAACGCTAAAATCGCTTTGCGTTATGCAGAAGAGAACGGATGGGGTTCTTGCGGAGAAGCCACAGGCAAGGCTCGGGCAAGCCAGTTAGCAAACGGAGAAGCCATCAGTAGAGACACGATTGCTCGTATGGCATCTTTTGCAAGACATCGTGAAAACGGACAAAGAGAATTAGGTGATGGCTGCGGACGTTTAATGTGGTTAGCTTGGGGAGGTGACGAAGGTGTCGATTGGGCGCAACGTAAATTAGAACAAATTAAAAACCAATAATATGTCAAAATTTAAAACACCAAGCAAGGCAAGTCCAAGAGCAGGAGCAAGACGTGGCTGCCTATGCGCTAACGGAAAATACTCAAATAAGTGTTGCGATGGAAGTTTGCAAGCTCAAGGCATTGGAAAGACGGAAGCAATACCTCAAAACAATAATTAATAAAAACGCAACAAGTAATCTATAAAACGTTATATACATATGAACACAATGAAATCAGTTTACAACAAATTGTTTAAGTACGAACAAACTCAATTGGCTTCACACGAGGTAGAGTTAGCTACGGTGCAATCAGTAGACAAACTTGACGTTACTGCATTGAAATTAAGAGACAAATCTCAAGCTAACGTAAAAAAAGCAAAGGATGCTTTAATCAATGCTAATAATTCTATCGGAGAAACATTGGCTGCATTTGAAAAAGTAGTAGTTGAGGTTGATGCTTTAGAAAAACAAGCAAAAGATTTAGGTTTAGGTTTACCAACTGAAGCAAGAAGAGCAAAAGATTCAGCAGTTAGAGAAATTGGCATTTACAATAGTTTAAGAACTGCAATTAATGCTGCTAAATTTTAATAAATAAAAACAAATGAACACACAAAAATCTATTTACAACAAGCTATTTAAAGAGGAAACTCAATTAGCTTCTCACGAGGTTGAATTAAATGCAATTGATGATTTTAAAAAAGCGTTAGAAAATGTTAAAAATCTACACGCTAATGCTTACAATAAGTCTAAATCGGCAAAACCTATTTTAGAGCAGGCATTGAAAGAATATAATATGGCAAAGCCGTCAATTGATAGAACTATTGCTGTTGGAATGAAACTTGAAGACCAGGCAAAACAATTAGGACTTGAATTACCATCGGATTATCAATCAGCTAAAACAAGACTTTTTGATGAAGAAAAACAAATTAAAGATGGTATTGCAAAAGTAGAACAACTAATTAAAGGTTTTAATTTTTAATAAAAACAAATGAACGAAAAATCACTCTTAAACAAAGTCCGCACACTTCTTGGAATGGAAGTGAAGTTGGAAACTATGCGCCTTACTGATGGTGTATCTATGCTTGAAGCAGAAGTATTCGAAGCAGGTCAACCTGTGTTTATCCTAACTGAAGACGAACAACGTATTGCTCTTCCTGTAGGTGACTACGAACTTGAAGATGGTCGTATCTTGGTAGTAATCGAAGAAGGTGTTATCGCTGACATCCGTGAAGCTGCTGAAGCAGAAGTAGAGGTAGAAGTTGAAGCTCCTGAAGCTGAAATGCCTACTGAAGAAGAAATGGCACAAGAGCCTGCTGCACCTACTGCAAAGAAGATCATCGAATCAGTAACTAAAGAATCTTTCTTTAGCGAAATCGAAGCCTTGAAAAAAGAAAACGAAGAGTTAAAAGCACAACTCAATTTATCTACTGAAGTTGCAGAAGAAGTTGCACCAGTTGAATTGAGCGAAGAGCCTAAACCTATTTCATTCAACCCTGAAAACGAAACTAAAGTAGAAGCGTTTAAATTCGGTCAAAACCGCCCACGTTCTACAATGGATTCAATCCTTTCAAAAATCTCTAATCTTTAATTAATTTAAAATAATTTACAATGCCAAATCCAGTTATTTCTTCGTCATCATATGCAGGCGAATTTGCAGGTAAATACATCGCTGCTGCGTTATTATCTGCACCAACATTAGACAAAGGTGGTATCACCGTAATGCCTAACGTCAAATATAAGAGCGTTATTAAGCGTTTGAGTACAGATGGCATCATCAAGAACGCAACCTGCGACTTCGACCCTACGAGTACTATCACATTGACAGAGCGTGTATTGCAGCCCGAGTCTTTCCAAGTAAACCTCCTTTTGTGTAAGCAACCGCTACGAAGCGATTGGGAGGCGGTTCAAATGGGTTACTCTGCATTTGATGCAATGCCTAAAAACTTCTCCGATTTCCTTATCGCACACGCTGCTGAAAAAGTTGCTGCTGCAATGGAAACTACAATTTGGAGAGGTGCTAACGCAACCGCAGGTGAATTTGATGGTATTATGACACAATTGACTACTGATGCCAACCTTCCTTCTGCTCAAGAAGTTGCAGGTACTACAGTTACTGCTGCTAACGTAATCACCGAGCTTGGTAAAATCGTTGACGCTTGTCCTGCTGCCCTTTATGGTAAAGAAGACTTGAACCTCTACGTATCACAAAACATCTATCGTGCTTATGTTCGTGCATTGGGTGGCTTCGCTGCTTCAGGTGTAGGTGCTAATGGTTACGAGAACAGAGGTACAAACCAACAACTTGGTGATGTATTCTTTGATGGTGTTCGTATTTTCGTTGCTAACGGTCTTGCTTCTAACACAGCATTGCTTACTCAAAAATCAAACTTGTATTTTGCGACTGGTCTATTAAATGATATGAACGAAGTACGTGTGATTGATACTGCCGAGACTTTAGGCGATGACAATGTACGTATCATTATGCGCTTTACTGCTGATGCTAAATACGGTTTTGCTTCTGACGTTGTTACTTACGGAATCGTAAACTCTGCTAACTAAAATTAGCTGATTTCAAATAATCGGGGAGGGCAAGTCCCTCCCTTTTTTATAACATTTAAAATCTAAAAAATATGTGCGAAATAACAACAGGTAGATTAGAAGTATGTAAAGACGTAGTAGGCGGTATTGACGCTATCTACTTTATTAACTACGGAGACTACAACTCTGCAACTGACATAACTTACG